TGCCGCTTGTATTGTCACGATTAACGATCCCGCGATGCCCATCAGTAATTGGAACGCCCGCCAAACTAACGAGACTATCACTAGAGAAAACTTCCGTTTCGGGTCTAAACTCTCGTTTCACTTTGCCATCGATACCGCGATATTCAAAAATACCCGCGCGCGTAACAACAGGCTTGTCCTTAATCCATCCTTCTTTCGAAACGTCCGCTTTCAATTCGATGTAGTCATACCTCATTACCATCATGCATCTTCCATTTCTTCTGCATCTAGTAATGATGCCTGAAATTCTAGAAACTCTGGCAAAACTGGTTCGGCCCAACAACGACATTGATAATCTTCGCCCGGATGATTATCATCCGTTTCGGAAGGCGGATTATCCCAACTAAAGTATTGGCCATCTACCTCTTCGTGTGTATCACGGACTCTTTCATCGCCAACCGTTCGCCAAATGTAACCTTCAACTCCAATGTCACGTTGACGTTGTTGCGTTAGTTGTCCATTCAACTTAGCAACTTGATCACGCGCAATTAGTTTTGCTCTCGAATCGGTAACATCCGTTCGTTCTGCCATGATATCGTAAACTTCACTAGTCATGTCCGAAACGGTTTTACCAGACAGCAAAGCTTGCGTAGATAGTTGCTGAATCTGATTCATTGTCTTTGTAGGAATGTCTTTGATCAACAATGCATTGTTTCGCGACCATTGTGCTAGTAATGCATTGAATCTTTCAGGATCTTCCTTAGTTGGATCGACTCCATACTGTGAACGAACCAATTGCCGCCATTCATCTTTGTTGTAACGATTTATCTGTGGTCCTAACGCAATCATTTGTTTGATGGTTCTATCAGTAGGATCAACCATTTCTCTAGCGATTTTATCCATGGCACGACGCATATCATCTTGCCATGCATCTTGTCGCACAATCGTTCCGGTTGGCAAAGCATGTATATCGCCAGCTTCTGCCGCCATTTTTGGCACTACTGGCGCAAGATGTTTCTTAATCGAAAGTTTAAGTGTATGGCTCAGATTAAGCAACAATTTACGATAGGCATATTCATGCCCATGCGGAAACTTCATCTTTTTGATTGGTTTGCGTTTGTGTCTACTGTTTCGGGTTAGCATTGATTACCACTTTCGTTCCTGGCGCTTGCACGTTAGGATCGGAAGGAACATCCATCAGTGTTGTATCGACTCCTTCTGCATAGTTAACGTTTGTTTCTACGGCAGGCAAATCCGTTGGGAAATCGTATTCACTATACTTGTTAACTACGATTTCGCGCACTTCCTCTGGAGTCATAATTTGTTCTGTCATCAGGCTAACCAACATCGTTACTTCTGCGGCATTAGCCTGTGCTCTAGCGAAATCAGTTTGTGCATTCTCCAAATCGGTCGCCATCCACAACGGATTAAACTCGATTTTCCACTTATCGGGAACTTTGCCTTTCAAAGACTTTTGCACCCATAGAACGGAAGTCAAACGTTCTAGTGCTGGCCTAGCTATTACGCTTTGAATATGGGCAACCATTCCGTAATAAGATTCGAGACTTCCGCCGCCAGTGTTACCAATTCCTTTCGATGATTCACCAAACAAGATCATAAGCGGAATGTTTGAACATGCCGACAATGCTGTTTGGTATTCTTTCAGCATGGCATCGACTCCATCCATGCCCGCAGTCAATACGGTAAACACATCGTCTTTATCAACAACAATCGAAGTCAAATTGCTTCGAGTCATATCAACCATGGCGATGCGCGCTTGCACCATTGCATCATCGCCTTGATTAAGCATTTCGCCAAGTCCGTTCATATTGTAAACGGCTTGTTGTTTACGTTCAAGTAACCGTAATGACCATTCCAATCCTTGTTGGTAACGAATCAAGTCTGGCGCACAAGGTTCTAGTGAAGATCGCCCGGCCCATGGGAGTCGAACCACATTCATATTGGAATTACTGTAACGAGTCGGCATCGGCTCGCCACCAAGTGGAATCAACCTTGTTTCGTGAATTTCAAAGGATTCTACTCCTGGCGGTAGGAGTTGGTAAAACTCCATTTTGCCAAACGTTTCTGGATCGTTCGGATCATCATAGAAACGATCAGTTCCGCGAACAGCCGTTATGTCATAGACACGAATTTCATCAATACTGTCTAGATTGTTCAAGTCAAGCGGTTCATTTAGATCGCCGCCATCTTTAGCAATTAGCAACATTACTGCGCCGCCAAACAATCTAGACCAACGCAATGCATTTGCCAGTTTTGCTAATACTTGCAAACGATCGTATTCGTCATGCATCAAATCGTCTTCGTCACCTTCTATAGTGATTCCGCGTTGCACAGAATCGTCACTTGGCCGATCTATGATTTTCTGTGCTAAACCGTTGGTTAAGTATAGATCAGCCAAATCTATATCGGAATATCTATATCCGAAACGATTCCTTAGTGATCTTGGCGTTGTTTGTGTTGTGGCCATGGTGCGATCCATTCCGCTACCAAGACCAGACAAAACATTCATGAATCCGTCGAAACGTTTATAGAATTTGGCGAAACGTGATGTTGTTTCGCTCATGATGCCAACGCAACCCATTTATCGTATTGATTATCAATACATTCTAGGAAAGCGCCACTTGATGCATCAACGTAATCATCATGCTCTGCGCCAGGAAATGCACTCATTTCGAGCAAGAAATCTTTATTCCATTTTCCTTCCACTATTTCAACGTTTCCGGCTTGCCATTGTGCGGAAAATGGTTCTGCACGTGTAGCCTTTGCGCCAGTTTCCCTAACCGATTTGATTCTGTAACCAGCAAGATGTTTCGTAAGTGAACCTACTTGATCTTTGCCCGCTTGGCCAGGATCTTGTGGAATCACAATGGTTACGCGATTAAAACGTGATTTGTCCTGACTCGCAATCGATTTCATTACTTCACGCACAACACTAGCGTTTTTACGAATGTTGATAGCATCAGCAATTACGATGCGACCATCAGATCGTCTACCCATCAAAACGGATGCCGTTGCTGATGGACTCGGATTCGTTTCGCTTGGTTCGGTTGCTGCTAAATCCCAACGCCGGACCCATGATTTAACATCAGTAGGAATGGCCGGAATAATCGTTACATTTATCGCCGGAAAATACGATCCACTTTCGGGTTTGATTTTCCAGTTACCATTCAACAACCTTTCGCGTTCAACACGATTCATTGCGAGTAGGTTGGCACGGTAGTTTGGATCTCGTTGTGTTAAAACAACGTTATCTGTCAAGGTTGCCGGAATGAATGTAAATGATTTCGGCAACATATCAGGGAAAGTGCTAGTCAACTCCTGGCGGGAATTGCCCCAATGCAATTTGTTGTCAAAACGAACAAACCAGCGAATTATACCGCTACGTTCCCGAATCGGATATCCTGTGCTTTGATCAATATACCAATCGACTAGATCGGCCACCCATGAATCTGCATCAGGATTGCATGTTGCGCGAATGTAAGGTTGCACCCCACACATTGAACGATTGCGCGATAGCATATACCAAAACTGATATTCATCGAAATGAGTCAATTCATCGTAACCAATTAGCGGGATTTGTGATCCTTGCCAATTGTTAACATCATCGCGTCCACGTAGATGCGAGAATGTAATGGTTGCGCCACTAGGGAATCGCCATTGATATTGCGGCGACAATCTAAGTCTGCCATCAATTTCGTTATATAGTGAAAACGATGTATCGAGCAAGCCGCCTTCACTTGTAATCTGGACTCCTTCACGACGGAATATTACGGCACCATAATCAGGATTGTCAATATGTCGTGCTGCTTCCAGCAACAAACCATAAGTTTTACCGCCACCCGCTGCCCCACCATATATTGCGATATCGGCACTAGTGGCAAGAAAATCCACTTGCGGTCCAGACTGTGGACCGAATGCGATTTCTTCCTGATATGTGCTGGCCGAGTCTAGCAAACGTTACGTTTCCCGTGGTGAATTTTCGCCATGTTGCACAATCGCATCAATCGTTGGGCCTAGTGGCGAGTCCTTCCTGCCATTGTCAGGCAAACTGATGAAAACCCGTTTCGTTACACTTTCATTCGTTGCCAATTCAACATGCTGCCGTGGTTTGCCGAATCCACGATCCATGATCATGTTAGCGGCTTGCATTCGCACGAAAATATCTTCGTCAGTCAAAGCATCCCGCATAACTTGAACTACATCCGGAACAAGTTGACGGCAACTTGTCATCAATTCCTTTAGATTGTAGATTCTAGCTAGTTCGGTATGAGGTTCGAATCCGTCTGGCATATGTCCTACTCCCGAAACATATTCAACGCACATATGCACCGAGTCTGTCAATACTCCTGGCCGTTGGTCAATTCAACTTTTCGTCAGTAGGCAATTGTTCGGTTGCCCATTCTACGTGTTCTGAACTGAAATGTTCATCAGTTTTTTCAAATAAACTCATTACCATCTGTTGAACTAGTTTTACAAACTTTTGCTTAATTTCTGCGTTATCATCTACAACCGAAATGTGAATTGATGCTAACATGAAATCATTACTTTCCACTCTACTTGGCGGACAGTAATAAGCACACCACATATCATCAACGCGATTGAAATGAATCTGTCCCATGTCTAATCGGGGCATTGTATGGAACCTTTCTATCACTACTCTGTTCGATGAAGTAATCGAACCATTGTCTAACTGATTCGTAGTTTGCGTGCAAAACTAACTTTTCTAGTTGGTAACGAGTTATGTTGACTTTTAACCAATTTTGCCAATAATCACACGTTATGATGTGATAACCAATTCTTTTGCCTCCAAACTTTACGCCAACGAACAAAAATCCCAATCCACCATTTCGTTCCCATTTCGCCATCCATGCTGCTTGCGTTTGGCGAAACGTATTCAATACGAAGTAGTGATGACTGTTTACTTCTGCGACTTTCAACTCTACTGCGATTACTCTACTATCAGGCAATTGAACGAAACGATCTGGCCAGCCAGCTTGTGCAGAATTGTTCGGTATCAACAACGGATACGTTTCGAAGATGCTAGTAAACTGATCTGCCAAATCTCGTTCTAGCATCAAAACACTTTCGTTAGATACAGCTATACACTACAAAGAAAGTGCGGCTTTCCTTGTAGTGTATAACTGTCAACCTACCCATCGCCCATGTCTGCAACAGAGGCATCAAAATGTTGCGCTCCTGGCGCAAAATCCACAAGTCACAAACACGTTACGCGCACATTTTCTCAAATGTTCCATATCTGTTCATGCTCCTGGCGGCAGGATTACACGCATTACAGCAGGTTACAGCATACCAATTTTGCAACCCATTGAAAACAAACAACGTTACAGGGTTACGGCTAAAAGGGAATTTTAGCTTACCTTATATAGAGAGAAAAGATGTCAACTCGACATAACAGATGGAAGGTTATTTTCTCTATTTAGCTGTAATGACATTTTTATTCCATTTTATCCTGCAATTTCAAAGACTTACGATGGTTACAGCAACTAAAAACTTAACTGTAACCGCTGTAATCGATGTAACCTACCGCCAGGAGCAATTCTAGTCTTCCAAATTATCGAGAAAATCGTCCCATACCACATTGCTTTTGGCAACGTAACGCCATTTTCGCATCGTATTCGGACCATTTGGTTTTTGATATTGAGAAGGAATTTTCTTTACTACACTTTCGATATGAAAATATGGCTCTAATACTTTAGCAATTTCTCGACGATGTTGTGTTTTTGGTTTGTTGGTAAACCAAGGTTCACTTTCAATCCAACCCATCATTTCATCCATAGTAAATCCATCGTCCCATTCATGCACCATTTGGTTACGATGAAGCTTCAATTGTTCCAATACCCAATAGTAATAATTTGGTTTGATTTGTCTAGAGGCGATGTATTTACGTTGCAAAATCATTTCTTCTTCAGTAGGACGCGGAGTTATTCCCATTTCCCAAACATATTTCGCTTGTGCATAGAGTTGCGGCAATTCGGCAATGATAGCTTCAACATTGATTTTGCCATTGCATCGAACGGGATAGAAACGAGTGTCACCATCAGTATCTCCACCTTTGATATAGGCGCCAGACTCATTACAAGTAATAATGAAAACGGCGCTACGTTTCAAATGTTCAACATTATCAGTATTCATGCGCCGGTTAACATCATGCGTATACGTAAGGAATGCTTTTACTTGATCGGGTTGTTTACTATCAATTCCACCTTTATCGGCCAATTCAACAACAACTTGGCCACGCAATTGTCTTGCGGGTTCGTAACCTTCTGTATTCTTGCTAAAGGTAAACGGTGTAGTAAATCGTTCATCAAAAGCGAACGATTTCGTTAACCAACTCTTACCAGTGTTTTCTATTCCCTCTAAAATGGGAACGCCACGGTAATCAAATCCAGGCTCATAACATCTTGCAACAATAGCTAAGAAAATCAAGTAACCAATAACAATTGCCCATTCCCTGTCTGCTACACCAGCGAAACGGAACAAGAAATCCATCCGATCGACAAAATCCCATTCAGGCAATCCGTTGTCCATCCAATCTTGGTAAACATTGATTTGATTGCGCCTAGTAACAATCGTGATGGCATCAGATAATTCTCGCCATATCCGTTCATCGGGGAAAAATTGATGTAGATACAATTTGATTTCCGCTAAATGTCCAGATACGTTATACCAACGATTTACCTTCAATCCTGTAATGGCATGTTCATGCGGATAAGTAATTTCTATGTAGTGTTTAGACAATCCTTCGTGCCATAATGGAGAATTGCTAAAATGAAACAATTCTTGCTCAGTAAAATTGTCATAGGAAAATTCAATGAATTTGTTGTTTGATAACACTTTGACAATGTTGTCTAATGTTGCAAGAACAATACCGCTATCATCGGTATCGAATTGATCTCGTTGTTTATCTTTAGTTGCGGCATCGAACTTTTCTTGGGTTCTTTTGTTTTCTTCTTCTTTGACATAGCCTTCGATTTCCTTTTGAAAATCATTCTTTCCTTTACGAAGAAATGGTGCAACGATTTGTCTAATCAAATTCTTGTATATCAATGCTCCGCCAGGAGATTGCTTTAGATCGACTAATTCACGAATTATCGTAATGATCCATTTTCTTGCATCGCTTACTGTTTCGAATGATTGGGCTTTGGCAACAGTTTCTTCGAAATTGATCATTTCACTTCTCCACTCATTGCGTCAATGCCGAGATCGATAGCATAGGTAATCGTTTTCATGTCTTTGTCAGTATCACGTCTACCATGCCAGAAACTGCAATGATTAAATGCAATGTCTATTACATCTTCACGTTCGAAATGACCCTGGCCAATTAGTTTTCCAAGCGGAATACACCATTTGATCAATCCAGAATGTCGTTCTCCACCCGACAATCTACTAATGTTTGAATAATACTTAGCCGCTTGTTTATCCGCCTCTTGTTTCGTATAGGTATTCTCTGGCATTCCAGCAATGTTTGGTTGTTCTGCTGGAATAACAACATGGGGAAATTCACCATTGATCCAAATAATTCGTTGTTTAACTGGATCAGATAATCCGTCTCTGAATACTGGCGCGGCAGTATAGATTGGTTGAACCGGATTTTGATAAATCGTTAGATCGGCGCAAGCTTTATTGTTCTTCAATACTTTGAGTATGTCATTGTTACTTACTAGTTCTTGTGACCAAAAGAACAATCGCATGTGAATACTAGTTTTGATTCCGTAACTAGCACTTGCGACAGAGAAACAATCAATATCTTGAAAACACGATGGGAGCGCCAGGAGCACTTGATGCGTATCGGTAAACAGATCGCCCATACTGTTTCCGTAACCATCTATATCTAACGCAAACCAATAACAACGATACGAAATCAGTGTTGCCGGACCATCTTCACTATCATATGCTCTACGTAACATATGTCTACGGCGATCACGATCTTTAAGTCTAGCGCGAATGAAACAACATTGCGGTTTGTTTAGTAGTCGTTTTGATAAAGAATAGAGTTCATCAAGCGACCAAATATTTGTTTCGAAGAAGTTAAAATACTTCACTCGGTCATATGATTGAATTGGTTTGTTTGCGTAATGTTGTTTGGCCAAGATGCCACGGCAGGCTTGGGCAACAGTAACGAAAGTTTCATTTGAATTTTGCGACGTATCGCTATATATGGTATCCGACACGATATCCTCCTATAGGGTTAGTGCATCCTCTTAGAGGGTTAGTGTTTCTTTGTGCCACCATAGCAACTTTCTCCTGGCGGAATAGTCCGCTCCCAATGCGATTTCGCCAGGAGATTTTTTAGGGTGTTACCCTACTGCCACAGTTCTGCATCCGTCAAGCCTGAATCCGGTATCGTAATTATGCCGATTACGTATCTACGTTGGAAACCGCTAGACAAGTTGTTGTTATTGTGGACAATTTGCTTGATTGATTATCGCCGGAAACGTAACGAGTCTATTTCGTATGGTGCGATCAAGCAAGATTTCGGCAACGAAATCGTCCATATCTTTCACACTTACTGTGGTGCGGCCATCGATCAAAGATTACTCGATGATGAAACGATGCAACTAACCCCTAAAGGATTAGTTGCATGTTTGCATTGGGAAACGATCAACCGGAAGATTTTCGCTCTGTAATTCCTTTCAATTTGTCTCCAAACTTTTCCCTGGATTCCAATAAATCGCGCTCTAGTTCAACAATGAATGCGGGCAAGAAATGATGTTTGTTTGGGTCTTTCAGAACAGCCATCAGCGATAGCAAGGCAAATTCAACGTCACTAACTCGACTTTCCAATGCTATAATACAACGTTTTGCTCTTTCATAATTGTTGTCCATTAGCAATAAAGCCACTTCACCACTTTCGTTGCATCTTCTTCTCTAACTTGTTCACAAATCGCCATGATATCTGTGCCAAGTTGAAACGCTTCAACAATGTCAGTGCAAATCTTTATCTTTTTGGAATCAATCCAAGGCGCATTCACATCACTATAAAAGTAAACTTGCTTGCGAACATCGCAGATAAACTCTTCATGTTTGGTTTTACGGTAAATGTTCCCTTTTCGTTCCCAAATCGGCTGGTAATTTCGATTGAATAACACTTCTCTATCGGAACAAACATACATGCCGTAAGGCAATTCGGCTCGCATTTCCAGTTCGGTCATATTGCTATCATCCCTTTGTTCACCATTTCGATAAAGCATTTACTAGTTGTTGCACAATCGGCACTGGCAGAGTGGGCATCGGTAAATCCGACTCCAAACAGTTCGATGTGTAAATCAGTTAGATTCTGTCTAAATCCCTTGTTCTGTTGACTGATTTCGGCAGTGCATATTTGCCGCATTGGCCACGGAAATGATGTTACCCTACCGATCCTAGCTAATTCCCAATGCAAAACCATCGTATCGAACATCAAGTTGTGGCCAACTGCAACTTTTGTTCCTAGGAAGAAATTACCTAGTTCAAGGAAGTGTTCTGCAAAACGTTTGCAATGCGAAACATCTTCGTTGGTT